CAGTGCTGGCATAAACGCAAAGCGTAACAAACGGATATTTTTCCGTGAGTTTTTCAAAAATATTGTTACCCATAAATACTTGTCGAGGATCCTATGTATTCAACCACTGCTTACTTATATCAGCAAATTACCAGAGTATTATTGATTGACACCAGTGGTGGCTATTTCACAGCGAGGTACGACCCAGTGTACGCAAAACAATTAACCGTTAACAAAGGTGTAGATAATGTTCTACTCTTTGAATTTATCAACCAAGATCAGAAGCCTGTAAACGTCACAGGCAGCACATTTGTGTTTCGTATGATCAGTCAAAATGGCGATGAATTACTGCTCAGTAAAGAGATGGAAATACTCAGTGCCGCAACTGGCAGAGTCAAAGTAGTGCTAACAGGCGAGGACACTATTGATTTGATAGCACAGCCTGCCAGCTACAGTATTCAACGCACATCGGGCAACTATGTTCAAGCTGTGTACACAGATGCAAACTCACAAGCACGAGCAGACTGCAACATCGTAGACTCAGTGTTGCCGCAGTTCCAAGACAGTGCTAACTTGACCATTCCCACAATTTACGGCCCTATGAGTTGGCCACAGAATCCGCCTAGTGGTTGGCCTGATTGGGCATTGAATCCGCAACCTATTAACTATACTCAAACTACAGAATTCTATTCCAGCCAAATTCCCACTGTGGGTGCTAGCTTGACCACAGTCAAAATGGATCTAACACATTTTACTGGCACGATCAAAGCACAAGGCGCACAGGACTATGAAGCACCTTGGTATGATGTAACCACATCTACTTCGTATCTAAATGCCACAGAAACCATTTATCTCAACGTGGCGGGGTTCCATCCACTAATACGAGTGGCATTTAATCAAAGCCAGGGCTGGGGTGCTACTGCCACTGCCACAGTGGTGAATGGTGTGGTCACAGGAATCACTGTGAACAATCCTGGCTACTATTACGTTGCTCCTCCAAATGTGTTGATTGTGGGCAACGGTGCAGGAGCCAAGGCCACGGCCACATTGGGTGCTGATGGTGGATGCGGACCAATCACAGTGACAGATGGTGGTTCGGGTTATTTGCCAGTTACATTTGGTAATCCTGTCTACGCCAGTGTTGTCATAAACAACGGTACTGTTACCAATTTGATGTATCGTTAATTGACTTGTGTTAAGTAATCTGTTATACTAAACAGATGCTAGACATTGTCTCCTACTTACCCGGCAAACGCAAACACACTCCATCAGGATGGATCAGCTTCAATGCGGTTTGTTGCGGGCACAACGGCAACAGTCCAGACAAAAGACAACGTGGTGGTCTAAAGGCCACCGAACAAGGTTGGAGTTATCACTGCTTCAACTGTGGATACACCGCCAGCTTTATCCTTGGCCGCTCAGTGAGCTTTAAGGCCCGCAGGCTCTTAACCTGGCTCGGTGTTGCAGACGCAGACATTGATTATCTTAATTTAGAAAGTCTACGCCATAAAAGCATTAATGGCATATTAGAAGATCGGCAGAAGATATTCAACACACTAAGCGCAATTGAGTTTGAAGAACGTGACCTGCCACCGTTTGCGGAACTGCTAACTGATGAAGGCAACTACAGAGACTATGTGCGTTCAAGGAAGGTTCCAGAAGACTTTCCTGTCATGGTGCAGATACAAAACGATGGCATCCACTGGACCAGACCACATGTGATAATTCCATTTACCCACAATGACCAGATTGTGGGTTATACATGTAGATTTCTCGACAACAAAACGCCTAAGTACATATCCGACAGCCAACCTAACTACGTGTTTGGCACAGATCTACAAAACAAAGCCTGGGACCATGCGTTAGTAATGGAAGGTATCTTTGATGCACTCAGCATTGGAGGCCTTGCCGTGATGCACAACACCATCAGCGATGGACAGGCTAGACTCATACGCAGTCTAGGAAAACAAATAACAGTAGTGCCAGACCAAGATGTGGCTGGCCTAGAACTAATTGATCGTGCTGTAGAACTAGGATGGGCTGTGAGCATACCCAACTGGCCTGCGCACGTTAAAGATATAAACGATGCTGTGGTAGAGTTGGGTCGACTTGGTACCTTGCTGACTATAATGCAATCAAGAGAAACAAGTAAAATCAAGATAGAAATAAGGAAAAAACAACTTGCTAAAAGATTACGGACTTGAAGTCCAAAAACTATTTTTAGAAATGATGTTGGAAGACGCCACAGCGTATGTGCGTGTTGCTAACATTTACAAACCAGAAAACTTTGATAAAAGCCTAAGGCCAGCGGCCGAGTTTATTAAAGAACATTCAGACAAGCACAAGACCATGCCAGACCGTCTGCAAATTAGTGCTACCACAGGAATCAAATTACAACCTGTGCCTGACTTGAACGAAGGGCACTTTGATTGGTTTATGGGCGAGTTTGAATCGTTTACTAAACGACAAGAAATTGAACGTGCTGTATTAAAGGCAGCAGATCTATTAGAGGCTGGCGACTTTGATCCTATTGAAAAACTAATCAAGGATGCAGTACAAATATCGCTAACCAAAGACATGGGCACAGACTACTTTGCTGACCCTGCGGCACGTATCAACAAGTATTTCAACTCGGGTGGACAAGTATCAACAGGCTGGCCACAACTGGATCGACTGCTGTATGGTGGATTTAGTCGTGGCGAACTCAACATCTTTGCAGGTGGATCAGGCTCGGGTAAATCCTTGGTCATGATGAACATTGCTCTAAACTGGCTGCAACAGGGACTAAGTGGTGTGTACATTACGCTAGAACTTAGTGAAGAGCTCACCAGTTTGCGTACAGATGCTATGTTAACGCAGATGAGTACCAAGGACATTCGCAAGGACATTGACACAACCACAATGAAGGTCATGCTTGTGGGTAAGAAGTCTGGGCAGTATCGTGTGAAAGGATTGCCGGCACAAAGCAACATCAATGACATTAGAAGTTACATTAAAGAAGTACAGATCCAAACTGGAATCAAGGTAGACTTTATGATGATTGACTATTTAGACTTGCTGATGCCAGTGAGTGCAAAGGTCAGTCCCAACGACTTGTTTGTTAAAGACAAGTATGTGAGTGAGGAACTGCGTAACTTGGCCAAGGAACTGGGAGTGTTAATGGTCACAGCATCGCAATTGAATCGTAGTGCCGTGGAAGAGATTGAGTTTGATCACTCGCACATTTCAGGTGGTATTAGTAAGATCAACACTGCTGACAACGTGTTTGGTATCTTTACAAGTCGCGCCATGAAAGAACGTGGCAAGTATCAGATCCAGTGTATGAAAAGTCGTAGTTCAACAGGTGTTGGACAAAAGATTGACCTGGAATACAACATTGAAACCATGCGCATTACAGACGAAGGCGGCGATGAAGGCACAGGCTATAATAAGCCGCAAAGTTCACTAATGGATAGTATCAAAGCTCGTAGTCAAGTCAAATTGGCTGATGCTGAGTCAACTGGCACAACATCTACCAAGTGGGAAAAGCCCACAGGAACTCATGCTTGGGAGTATCAGTCAGGTGGTAAAGAATTAAAACCTGAAGCAGCAGAAAAAGTCACAGCTGACGTACAAAGTGCCAAACTCAAACAGTTACTGGGAAAGATTAAAACTGGATGAACAATCTTGTGTTAGGCAGTTCCAGCAAATTTGGTAAAATGCTAGAACACAAGTTACCGGGCATTTATCTAAACAGACATCAATTTGATTTATTACAACCAAATTTTGTTCAGTTTGATAACATGTCCGTTGACAACTTAATTGTATTGACCAAAGGAAATGCAACAACCTTTGGTCAAGCTGGCATTGTGGCCGACAGTGTGTCCAAACTGTTAGATACAGTTCAATACAAAACAGCTTGGGTGTTTACCAGCGGTCTTGGTACATATGGCGGTAGTAAAAACAATTTATACATTCATTACAGCACAGAAAAAATGTTGCTGAATTTTGTTTGTTATAAAAAAAACTTTGACGGGCACAATATTAAATTATTACATCCTGGACACATGGACTCTGCTGAATCGTACACAGCCATGGTTGACAAATTTATTTTGTTATTGGACAGCCCACCAGAGAAGAATCTAATTTGGTCTTTGTCTAGTAATTCATACATTCCATTTTAAATTATGAATCAACATGCGTTAGACTCTGCAACATTGTTAAAATCTGATCTGTATCACATTAAAAATATATTTTCAGAATCTGAACTTGAGTACGTGTTAACAAGTTTGCCAACACAAACCAAATGGCAAATACTGGATCTGCAAGAAACTCAGCCACGACGCTCCTTACAATGGGAGTCTGACGGACTGGTAGATTACACATGGGAGTTAATTAACCACCTTGATTTTTCAAAATTTGGATTAAAATTCACAAATGTATCAATCTGGCGAGATCAGCACCCGTATTGCATACGCAATCATGTGGACAATGATCGAGTCAAGGCAGCCATGCAAATTTATCTCAGTACAGGGATGTCAAATACAGGCACCTGGTTTGACACAATCGAGATTCCGTTTGAATTAAATACTGGATACATTATGAACAACAGAAATAAGTTGCCGCACAAGATGAAACACCCAGTACCTCTAAATCAAACCCGTTACAGCGTTTACGCTCTATTTGATTATGTATGATTTTGATCAAATACGACATGTGCACCTAGAAATTTCCAGTAGGTGCAATGCTAACTGTCCACTATGCCCTAGAAGTTTTTTTGGATACCCTTATAACAATGGGTTTACTGAACGCGACTTGGCTTTGTCTGAAGCACAGATCATATTCCCGCCTGACTTTATAAAACAGTTAGACGAACTGTATATCAACGGCAACTTTGGAGATGCAGTCATGAATCCTGAAACTGTTGATATAATTGAATATTTTAAAAAACACAATCCAAAACTTCATGTCATGATCAGCACCAACGGTGGTGCTAGAAATAAAAAATTCTGGCAAGATCTTGCTAGACTAAACACAGAAGTATATTTTTGCATTGATGGACTAGAAGACACACACCATTTGTATCGACAGAATACCTTGTACTCTACAGTAATACAAAACGCCCGAACATTTATTGCCGCAGGCGGCCGTGCGGTGTGGCGTATGATTGAGTTTGACCATAATAAACATCAGCAAGCAGAAGCACAGCAACTGAGCCAACAGTTGGGATTTTCAAGATTTATGTTAACTAGAGGAGATCGAATCAACAGTCCGGTGTTTGATAAAGATGGAAAACTTACTCATACCATTGGTGATCCGTTGAAAGAGTTTGGCGAAATAGATTTTGAAAAAATGCGTGATGTTAGACTCAATGGAGAGATTCTATTAGAAGATATTGCTGATAATCACATTCCTCAACCCATCAGTTGTCAGGTTCAGAAACAAAAATCAGTGTATGTTGCTAGCACTGGCAATGTGTATCCTTGCTGTTACCTTGGGTTTGAACCCAAGACCTTTGGTCGCGGAGGTTGGCACCAAGCTGTAAACAAACAGTTTAGTCACATGATAGAAAAAAACAATGCATTAGAACACAGTCTGGCAGAATGCATTGCATGGTTTGAAGAGATTGAAAAAACATGGACCATCCCTGAGTTTGATCAAGGACGGTTGATTATATGCAATCGTCAATGCGGAAACTGTGGATCGTCTTCGGGCAAGTCGGCTGTGTAGATAGTTAGGCCTAACAAGCCACTGTAGCGCACTTGATCAGTACGATTCCATCCTTCGTGCCAGGTATCGTAGTTGTTCATGTGCCACCAGCCGTCGCCAAACGCAGTGGTCATGCGGGTA